ATGCGACTAGGTATTGTAAGAGGCATTAACTTTGCAACAAATCAGTATATGCAATCATTAAAAAACTTTGAGGAAGGGAAGAAAGATGGAAGCAATAACTAAAATGATGGACGACATACAGGCATCAATGGCAGTAAGGTTTGATAAAGAGTTTAACGAGATGAGATTCTTTATTGATAGTGCGTATGAACATGGGCTAGCAGATGGTAAAGAACGAGCAAAAGCAGAGATCATTAATTTAATTAGTGGAGGCAAGCATGAAGACAAAACCGATTTATAAAGACTACGACAGAGAAGTTTATTTAAGTGAGTATGTGCGATTGCATAGGGAACACTATAGACGTTTGACATTTTGTGCAGTTGTATCTGTAGGGATTAACATATTTCTTTTACTTGTGATGGTGATACGATGATGAAAGAAGACGCACTTATAAAAGCAATGATCGAAGCAATTCTAGCACCAAGTGATGAAGAGTCAGAAGAGGCTACCAAGTTAGGATTAGAGATAGCAAGGAACATGAAGATAGGCGAAGTGATCGAGGCGCAGAAGAAAGCCCTTGACATAATAAACAGGGCTAATCAGATAGACAAAGCAAAAGAAGTATTACATTAAGGAGGAAGTATGATTAAGTTTAGCGTAGTAGTCGAAGTAAGCATGGAAGAAACAAAGTATGAAGAAGTAAAGACGTGGGGTGTAGAACCGAGTGATCACATCACCACCATCATTGCAGAGCCGTTACGAGAGAAGGGCATGGTTGTCAAAGCGTATGCAACGGAAGTCGAACATAGTTTATATGACAGACAAAAGAAATACGCAGATCACCTCGTGCAAGCTGACGCATACAACGATATAGAAAATGAAATCATTGCGCGTGCATGTATCGGAGGTAAATGTGACGATTGATCAAGACTTGGAATATGCAATACAAGAACAATCACTATTTGAAGATAGTGCGTTAGAAGATGCAAGTGCATACGCCCGCATGATAACAACAAGCGCAGAACGATTTAAAAAGGAGAAACAAGATGGAACAGAAAGAACTAGTTGAACATAACAAAGCTGAACTTAGAGAACATTGGGGAAACCTTGCAAGTAATTTCTTAGTAGGCAAAACAATTAGGCGGGTGAGATACCTAAACGACAGAGAGTCAGATGATATTGGTTGGGCGAAGAACGGACTCGTGATTGAGTTTGAAGATGGTCACTGGATCGTAGCTATGTCAGACGATGAAGGTAACGAAGCCGGTAGCATTTGGACTTCGAGTCAATCAGAGTTAAATGTAATACCTACAATCTAAAATGAAACATTGCAGAGTATGTGACACGGATAAACCATTGACCGAGTTTTACGCGTGTAAGGGGAGGCTGTGTAAGGCTTGCTTTAAAATAAGAATAGCAAAATATTACCTCGCAAATCGAGAAAAGATTCTTGCTAGGACTAGAGACCCTGAGTTTAAAAAGAAAGCACGGGAATTACACGCATATAAAATGCTGAATGACCCCAAGTATAAGGCTAGATATAGCGCAAAAAGGAAAAGGTTTAGGGATAAGAATAAAGATGAGCTTAGGGCATACAACCTAGCTTATATTAAAAAGAATACCGCATCACGCAAAGAAAAGAAAAGGGCTAAAAGATTAACGGCAGAATATAAACTTAAAGAAAGAGAGTATGTAATAAAACAAAGAGAAAATTTTACTGACATTTATGTAAGACAACAACTAGCTAAGAGATCAACTTTAAAGGTAGCAGATATACCTCAATCATTAGTAGAAGTAAAACGATTACAACTTAAAATAAGGAGATTAGCAAATGAAAAGCGTTAATACATTAAGACATGAACTAGCCGAAATATTCGACGACCTCAGAAATGGCACAATCAAAACCAAAGAAGCGGGTGAGTTAGCTAACGTGGCCGGCAAAATGATTAATAGTGCAAAGGTTCAACTTGAATACTACGCATTACGAAAAGAAGTCCCAACACTAAAATTTTTAGGCGATGATAAATTAAATGGCGACTCCTGAAAGTAAAGTAAAGAAGCAAGTTAAGAAGATACTGGATGACATCGGCGCGTATCACTTCTCACCTATGACAGGGGGATTTGGTCGTGCCGGTGTGCCGGACATCATTGCTTGTTACAAAGGAAAGTTCATTGGCATTGAATGTAAGTCGGGAAAGAACGAACCAACCTTGTTGCAAAAACACAACATCCGCGAGATACAACGCAATAATGGCTTGGCAATCGTGGTAAATGAGGATAATATAGAGGCACTATTGGCTCTAGTAAAGGAGATTTAATGACTAGGTTAAAGACAATTTTGAAGAGTTACACAGGAAGTAAAGAAGTAAAACATACGGGAGCGGGAGACAACGTCAACCACCCATCACACTACACTCAAGGCAAGATAGAGTGCATCGACGCTATTGAAATCATCATTCAAAATCTTAAAGGTATTGAGGCATATTCTTTAGGGAATCATGTCAAGTATATCTGGCGAGAAGCTCTTAAGAATGGCGATGAAGACATAGCTAAAGCCGATTGGTATTGGCAAGACTATTTAAAACATCGCCGAGCAAGAAAACAAAACCAATCTTAAATAAAAAGAAATCAGTTCTCTAAAGAGAAAAGGAGGTCATATGCTAGATCAAGCATTGATGTGCTTAGCCACAACCATTTACATGGAGTCCGCTCATGAACCACGCCAAGCGCAAATTGCCGTAGGCTACGTTTTGATGCGTAGGGCTGAGTTTAAACATAAGAACGTATGCAGTGAAATGAAGAGACCCGCGCAGTTTAGTTGGTATGGTTTAGTTAAACCACCATCGGTGATCCGACAACAATATAAAGACATCGCATACAAAGTATTACATAGAATAGAAGTAGATTATAGTTATGGAGCCACTCACTTTCATGACACAACAATAAAGAAACCAAGATCATGGACAGGATTGCAACCTGTAGTAAAATGGTCGAACCTAATATTTTATAAACAAGGTGGAAGTAAATATGCAAGAAACCCTTAAACAACCATACGCATGGTCGACGGAAGAATTCAATGTCAATGGCGAATTAGTATGGTCATCGATAACACAGTTCCGCCCTAAAGAATTGTCGTGGATACGAGACCTTCCTAATAAGAAACATTACATTACGATTACCCCTCTCTACAAAGATGAATCGAAAGCAGAGAAGATAACAGGGATTAAGAGTTATAAAGAATCAACACAAAAAATGATGGAGGCATACAATGGACTCTAAAAAATATGATGGCACAGGGTTTGTATTAGTAGGACTTATTGTAGGATGTTGTATCACTTGGGGCATTATGAAGTATAATAATACACAGACTAAATATAAGATGAATCTTAAATGCATACAGGGTGAACTCTATGAAGAGATTAGACCTAATTTTTATATCAAGTCTCACCTAGAATGTTTTGAACAAAGGAGTTTTTAATGGCAACACAACAGATACACAAGAGTAAACGACACGCTAACCCTATTAAAACAAAGACGGGTAAAGATAGATTAAAAGCGTTAACACTAAAAGTATTATACGAGATGCTTGATAAAGTAAAAGAAGCAGGTAAGAAGCGTGCCAAGATTGCTAAAGAGATTGCGAGACGAGAAGTCAAGTGATTAGTTATGGCGCTAAAAGAGTAGGGGGAAAACTTCTACTAAGAAGATGGTTTAAAAAAAGAACTTCTGATAAACGCAAACGAATTGACCAAGAGATAAGTAAGTTAAGAAAAATGTGGTGGCATTTTAAAACGAGGTGGACAGATGATTCCGTTTAGCTACGCAGTAGTGGACGATGAGGGTGAAGTCATACGCAAACATCGTTGGTCTGTCAAGGAGGCAAAATGGTTTACAGAAAACAATCCGGATGTTAAAGTAATTAAACTAGATAAACCAATTGAAATTAAAGAAGACTTATTTAAATTAGTAGGGGAGTGTTTGTTTTAATGATTAGCAAAAAAACAGATGAGCAACTGATCGAAGCAGTAAACCAATACATGGAAAAGTATCCAAACGCAACGCGTAATCATATTGTATTGCATGCAACAGGAAGTGCCACTAGAGTAAGGGAACTAGCCAAACAAGGTTTAATTAAATTACCTAAAGCATTACCTAAAGGAGCAAATACCAATTGGAATGGATATTTTAATACGGCCTCAGAAACAAATGCAAAAAAGCAAGGGATGAAATATAACGTATGATGGGAGACGAAGTCGATGTAGCAAATGATTTAATGCAACACGCCATCGATATTGGTATAAGGAACGCGCATGAACAAATCAAAAAACCTTCTAATCAAACAGGGGCATGTATCTGGTGTGAAGAACCGATTAAGGATGACAGACGCTGGTGTTCGATTGTATGCCGAAACGAATTTGAAAGCTATCAAAAGAAAAAGGAGAAGTGATATGAGTAACACAAGTAACTTTAGCCCAAGCGCAAGAGTAGCTATAAAAGAATTTGAAGCATGGCAAATGAAAGTATTTAAAAAGAATGCTAAAAAAGGATGGAGATTTTTTAATCCTGATCACTTCGATAAACCTACACCGCGTTCAGCAAGAGAAGCATGGGGCGCACCATACAAACAAGATGATTTTGCTAAGAACGAAGATAGAAACAGTAAAATAATGTTTGCCATAGTGGTAGCTGTACTGCTATTATTATCAGTCATTTAGAGTCAACGGGCGAAAGCACTTTATTTATATATGAAAATTCGTGATGGTATTTTTGCTATTATATAACCGCGAGTAGCCCACCATTTTTAAAAGGCATTTATGCAACTAGTTACACTAGATTTTGAGACCTACTACGATGTAGGTTTCTCTCTTTCAGGATTGACCACAGAGGAATACATACGGCATGAAAGATTCCAAGTTATCGGCGTTGGTATTAAGATTGATGAGGGCGAAACAAAGTGGATTACAGGCACACATAATGCGATCAAGCAAGAGCTTGATACAATCGACTGGAAAAGCTCTGTCCTCTTATGCCACAACACGCAGTTTGATGGGGCTATTCTTGCATTCGTTTTTAATATCATTCCTAGTGTTTACTTGGATACGCTTAGTATGGCACGTGCTGTGCACGGCGTGGACGTGGG